ATATAATTACTACAACTTCGTCTGCCATGTTAGCATATTTTCGTACCATATCCAGATGTCCTTTGTGAGGCGGCTTAAATGCACCCGGAACAACAGCCACTGTTTTAGGATAGTCGGCATCTACCACCGGATCGTCGTCTTCGTCCTCATCTTCATTTAGTTCAGACGAAAACTTATCACTTTTATCAATGGCAAAATTTGCTTTACTAAATTCTAATCTATCAACAAATTTTATTCCGTTGCCTCGATGATCCACGGCGACATATCCCTCTGGATTACTAGCAACTAAATCTCCAGATTCATCTTCAATAAAATGTCTTGTTCTGTAAACAGCATTGTTATATTTTTGAATAAAAATATTTTTAGCTTCAAATAGTAATCGACTAATTCTAAAAATATTCTCTATGTCTTCTCTTCTTTCTTTAAAAGATTGTAAAGTTTGTTTAGTATTTTGTGTTGCTTTTTGTTTACCTTTAACACTTTTAAGATTGTTTATCTTTTTTTGTGAACGTTGTGAATACCAATTTAAGAATCCTTCATACGAGCTTTCTGGATCTTCTAAAAAGTTACCTTCTTTAATTTCACTATTAATATAAATGTTTAAAAGTGATGATGGTAGGTCTTCATAATTAATTCGTTCGTTGACTTCATCAGCTTCCGTTACTAATCTAGTAATTATAGCTTCTTCATCTTCAGTTAATGTTACAACACCCGTATTGTCATCAAAGTACGCATCATCAAACCACACTCCGGGTGTTTTTCTAAGCCCAGATATGTCAGCACCAAAACTAGCATTACCGTCTAAATCACTATAAGTTGTATGAAAAATAATTCCAAACTTAGACTCACCAATCTCTCTTCCAAGATCAGAATTTACAGGAACTGTATATGTGATGGTGTTTGGTTTAAAACGATAATGAGGTTCACCGTCAACTTCAATTGTTGACACCATCTCATCGTCAAACATAAAGTCACCTTGAAGAATGTTTTGAATTTTGAGAGATGGTAAATACCGTAAAGCTTTAGTTAATTTATCAACTAGTCCGGGCGCATGCCCATGATTCTTAACAATATCTTCTTCGGTATAATTAATCTTTGGTACTTTATTAAAAATAGACTTGGTACCAACAAAGAACTTGCCATTTTCAGGATTTATACCAGCGAAAATAGCAGGCGCTCCGTCCCATTTGACGGACGTTTGAATCTTAGACTTGGTGTTACCCTTAAGAACCTTTAAAAGCTCTAGAAGAAAGGCTCTAGCCATGTTATAGCCATCTGAGCCTTGGGTAAGCACCAATTCTTCTAAGTGTGTAAGATGAGTATTAGCTTTCGCCATTATCCATCCCTTTTGATTCTTCTAGTATATTAAGTTTTTCTTGAAGAACGCCAATGTCGTTGTTCAATTTACGTGCAAATCTTTTAACTTCACGTAAGTGTTGTTTGGCTAACTGTAACCTTCGTTTTTCAGTTAGTGTTCTTGGCTTAAGATTGGAAATAATTTCTTGGAGACCTTGAATATAGGTAAAGATAGTCTTTTCATCAACACTCTCATTTAAAAAATCTTTCCACGCTTTGTCTAATGACATTGTTTGTTCCTCTTTTGAATGTAATAATAATAGTTTTTGTATAAACTTATTCCTGCTCAACTTAAGAGCAACTTTTATACTTACCGGACATGTTTTTAACCTCTAAGGTGTTTACGAAGTAAGTTAGCAATTGCTTCTTGTAAAGGATCAACGGACTCATTTTTCTTGTCGTCGTCTTTACCATGCTTTTTCTTTTTAGCATCAGCAGCAGCTTTCTTCATAGACTCTTCTTTGTCGCCGTCTTTATCTAAATCGATGTAATCAGGCTTTGCAGCTTCGTCGAGTTCTTCTTCCTCTTCTTCGTCTAAGCGACGGCCACCAGCAGCGCGACCAGCACCACGGTCAGGTAAATCGCTCTTTGACTGCTCGTCAAGTTCTTCTTCGACAGCTTCATCAAGTTCTTCTTCGCCTTCGCCTTCTTTCATCTTACCGGTTACTCTCGGTGGCGCCGGCGCATTTTTTTCAGTTGAGTCGTCATCATCACTACGACGGTCTTTTTGAAGCTTTGGCCTACGAGGTCTTTCGGGCGCCCGTGCCTGTGCTAATTCTTCAACTGATTCTTCTTCACCTTCAGCTTGAAGTTCACCCTCACCGCTGAATTCATTAAACTCATCAAGTGAGTTAAATTTAAAACCCCAAGCTTCTGCGAGAAGCTGAGTTACTTCTTTGTTTTTCCAATCTTTAGTAGACATCTTTTTTTCTCCTTTTTGTAGATGTTCAAAATAAGTAGTGTTTTTTACACTGTCTTCCCAATCTCTGAAGCACATATTTCCAACTTCATATGCCTCACGTTCCATTTCTCTTAAGTGTTCATCATTTTGAGCATACCCATCACCCATAGGACCAACTTTATCAAATTCTCCTCTACAATTTTGAGTATGATGAACTAACTCGTGAGATATAGAACGCATAACATCTTTAGGATGACGACCAGTAACATACACTGTAATACTTCTATTATCTGGGTCATAGTAAGCTGTTTTACCCAGTGGTTTTTCTGCATTTCCTCCATCACGACGCAAAAAAAGTTTTGGTGGATTTTTAAAACCCATTCTTTTTTGTGCGAAAGGTAAAAATTGTTTTACCATCGGTGATATAATCTTAAACATAGAAAAACTCAATATAAATAGTTATTAACGTTCAAATTCACTATTCAAGCCGCTACTCTTTACTAGTTTTAAACTAATTGTAAACAATTCTTTTTCTTCGTACTGTTCATTTAAAGGTTTTACAGTTGATATAGAAACCATACGATTTGATTTTATCACATTTTCTATTTTTAGTAAAATACCATAATTTAAATTCCATTCGCTAGTTTCTTCGTCCCATGTTGTCCACTGAACAATATCACCAACATTGAATTTTTCTGAAATTAAGCTACCGAATTCACTTTTAACATTCATTATTGTTGACAATCCAAGTACAAAAACCTTTACTTAAATATTTAGTTAATTGTTCCTCGGCTTCCTCAGAATTTTCAAATATTCCCACTGATTTTATTTCACCATCAATAATGGAATTAACTAAATAATTTGCTTTAATAGGTTTTGATACACCATCATAATCATAGGTGTAAAATTTTTTGATTTTTTTTATCATGCCCTGTCATTTAATTAGTAAAATTTAACAAAAGGATTAATAATAAAATTACTGTCGGCTGAAAACCAATAAAATGATAAAGAAAGAAAAAGAATAAAATTGAAATCGTTGTTTTCCAAAATCTATTAATTTCAAATAGCATCAATCAAATCCTGTAAAAATAAGATTATCTACGTGTATTATAACAACAAAACCATCATAAGTATAAATTAAAACCTCATCACTTTCATCATAATCTTCCAATATAACAGCTTTTTGTCCTCTTTTAATATTTATAAATGATTTTGAATCAGGACTATAACAAAATAAATTGCCTGTACCGCCAATGCCAACTTCTGGTATAAGTTCTATATCCTCTAAATTTTCTTCATATGGTATTGAGCCATTAAATTGTTTTGCAGCTAATTTTAAAATTTCTAAGGCTTCTTTGGTTATTTTTTTAACCTTTGCCATCTTAAAAATAACTACTTAAAGCAATTGCTGTTGCCATAATAAATTGAACAACCATGAATGCCGTCATAGCTTTTGTTTTGTATAATTTAAGATCTTCTATTTCTTGCAATGCAACTTTTAATTGTGGAGGGCTTGCGATATCGTCCATTTTGTCTTTCCAAACTTTCAACTCTTGAACTTTATCTTCTCTAGCTTTAAGCTCAGTTAATTGATACTTAACATCTTGTAATTCAATGCGTAATGCATCAATACCTCCTGAAAGAGTTTCAAGTTGCTGTAAAACTAGCTTTGAATAATTTTCCCAACCGTTATTAGACATTGTGAATCCTCCACAATATAACTAGTTGTTTCAGGGTACTTTCTCTGGAATTCCTTCTACCACTTTATAAATATCAAAGTTTTCTACTCTACCGTTTTCAGATGTTTCGTTTTTTACTGCTTTCATGTCAACAATATTATTTTCAGAATCATCATAAAATTCTATTTCTCTAATATTATCATATTTTGAAAGTATGACATCTCTAACATATTCACCTTTATTTCCACCTTCATTACCAATCATAATAATGTTATTTGTCTTAATTGGATCATCAAAAGTTTGTAGTACTCTGTGAATATCGTCGATTGCCACCGGTGCTCTAGCAGTTAAAATCATGACTTGCGTATTTGAGTCAGCTAGTCTGTCTCGTAAAATAGAAGTAATATTTGGATTCTCAACTGCATTGTTTACTTGATCAAGCGGAGAAAAATCAAACTCATAACCACCATCATTTTTAAGTTTGTCATATTCTTCTTGAGATGAAATATTAAATTCTTTACCAGTCTGTTTATTTATTACAATAATATATCCTTCAGAAAATGCTATTGTTTCATCAAAATCAAAAATAGATAAACGAGTTGCTGTTTCAATATTTTCATTTAAATACTTTCGCCAATTTTCAAGTAGGAGTTTCATCCAAACATCCTCTTAAACTTTTCTGGAGTTTCTGGATTATCTAGATCCAATATTTTTGCTTTTATACTCTCGACCTCTTCATCGATTGCTTTTTGAAGACGATGATTACCATCCAGAACATATCGATATTGTCCGCCGCTCTTCACAACGATAATTGGATACTCTAAACTTGCAGCAGCTACTCTCTCTGCTCCTTGTGTTGGTAAAGACGGTAATTGTTGCGAGAGTTCTAAAACATTAATATCAACAGTCTCATCTCCCAGATAATCAACGACATCTCCAATTGTAACCTTATCATCATCATTTTCCCACGATGTATCGCGCCAATCTTCTGTTATATACTGTCGCCAGTTTTCAAGTAGGAGTTTCATTTCGTTAATAAATAGTCCAATATCAAAGGTAATACGATACTTGCATCAGATTGTATAGCAAATCTAGGTGTTTGACTTGAAACTTTATCCCATGTAATCTTTTCATTTGGGGGCGCCCCTGAATACCCACCATACGATGCTGGCGCATCACAAACCTGACAAAAGTAGCCCCAATGCGGAACATCTTTGTTTTCATCTTGCCTTAAAGATGGAACAACACATATCGGCCAATCTCCAGCAATACCCCCACCAATTTGAAGAAATGCTGGGCTTTCACCGGATTCAGTAATTTGTGATTCGTACCAGTTTGCTAATATCGCAAATTGTTCAGCATCACTTACAACAGCGTTATAACCTGTTTTAATCTCACCCTTCTTCACACTGGCAGTAAACATATTACCTGTTGTACTGTCACTCCAGCCGGGAACAAATACAGGTATACCAGCGTTATGCGCTGCCCAAACCCAAGATTCATTTAATCGTGGAACTACAACATCATCTTCAATAAGTTTATTTAAAACACAACACAAATGAAAATAAGGAGTTTTGCAACTTTGTTCATTCCAAGATTTTAGTAATAATCCCCACACATGTTGCATAACATTCTCAGGTATACAAGTGTCAGTTACGCGGTTCCATCCATCTTTAACTAATTCTTCTTCATCGATAGGAGATAAACTACGCCAATCAACTTGTTTATATCGATGACCTTCAATAGCGTTAAAAACATCTTCTTCAAGGTTAGCGCCGGTGCAACAAATTCCACCAATCAAACCCTTTTGAATAGCTGGTGCCAATAAGCGGCCGATTCTGGCTGTGCTCATAGCCCCCGACAATGTGATAAATATCTTATTACCTTTTTCAATATGAATTTCCAAAGCACGTAAGGCATCTCTTAATTCACCAGCATTAAAGTGCAAATAGTTTTCTTCAATTAAATTTCTAACATTCATGATATTAAGTTAATCAACCTCATAATATTTTGTTTGCCTGTGGAGCCTGTCCATCTTGATGAAATACAAAAGAAGACTAAATCAAACATAGGCATGTTTTCTATATTATATCGTTCTTTAATTAAAAAGTCAAGCTCTGGTAAATCAAAATCCATATTCTCAGAGTCTTCGTTTCTAACCCATATATATTCTAAAACGTTTTTATCTTTCAAAAAATAAACCCAGTTTCCCTCGTCTAAAGTATCGAGAGAATGCCAACCGGGATAGTACACATCATGATGATGATCAAAATTATATATTGATAACTTCCTGTTGCTTGGTAAAAAGTCTAATATTTGATCATGATTCTCGATCAATATAATTGGTGCATTTAAGTTAATATTATTTTTAATCACAGACTCAAGAACTTTTATCTTTTCAGGATTACAAATTGGTTTAGGCACATTGTGCTTCTGTAAAATTAACTCCTGTTCTTTTTCAGATATTCTAACACCTTCAATATAATCGTCATACACTGATATTGTGGGGCTATAAGCGTAATCAATGTCAATTGATAAAATATTAGTTGTCGTATTGTTCGTTAGGGTTTTCATTAACAATCGCTTTTGCTCTTAAAATATCTTTTTTGTCAACTTGTTTAAAAACAACTGCCTTGTTTTCAGGTTCATAATACATACCAATTAAATCTTTTTTGCTAACTGCTTCTATTTCTTCTTCAGTTAGCCTAATAATACCATCATTTTTTTTAACTAAGGCAGCTAAAATGGTGAAAAGATACTCTGGATCTTTCATGTATTTGCTCATTTTTTCGCCTTATTCATCCTTTGGGTCTTTTTCTTTGATGCTTCTTTACGCTTTTTAGCGTAATCATATGATTTTTTCAAACGTGCTTTTACTTTCGGGTCTTTGGCATTATTGTATGCTGCTCTTGCTCGTTGATGTATCAAATTAATAATTTGAGATTGGCGTTTATGAGATTTAGACTTGAAAGAATCTTTAGAAAGTGTGTCTTTGATATCTTGAACTGTTGAAAACTTAACAGAGACTGTATCACTTGGGTTTTCATCCGTGTATAAACGTCTTCCAGAGCCTTTTGGTTTCTTTCCAGTACCCTTCTTAGGATCTGCTTCATAAAGCTCTGCATTCTCATTCTTACGCTTTTTTTTACGTTTCTTTCCTTTCTTCTTTTTGACACAGTTTGGATACATTTTACCAAACATCTTTTTCATGCCTTTCTTTTCATAGCCCGGCCAACATTTTTCAAGGAGAACTTGTTCTAATTCTTCCATAACAATTTGTTTTAAGTTTTCTTCAGTAACACTCATAATCTTAAATAGTCCTTCCAATTACTAACTAACGATTCATTTGTTTGCATCGATGCAGGTTGTCTTGCTTTGACTGCTTGAGACATCACTCTCCTGTATACCACATTAAGGTTGTCTTCATCGTCCATATCGCCCTCTACAAGCTCTCTA